CTTAAAAGATGAAGATTATAGACTACTTTTAAAAAGTAAATTTAATAAAAATTCTAGTAAGGATCTCAGCTATAACCAAGCTGAGATTCTTATAAAAATCTTAGATAGATTAATTAATGGCTATGCAACAGAGAAGCAAAAAAACAAGTTAAATTCACTGTATAGCAAAGTTTTCAAGGAAAAAGATAAAAAAGAATTTATTGAACACTATCTTGGAAAAGATAAAACAATGGATAATATGACAGTTAAAGATTGTAGCAAGTTAATCTATATCCTTGAAGAAATAGTAGAGTGGCAAGAGAAAAGAAAATTGAAAAATTCTAATTTGGAGGTTAAAGATGTGGAGATGTAAAAATTGTGGAGGAACTGAATTTGTAGCAACTATCATTGCAGAACAAGAAGGGAAATTTGATGAAAGTGGAGAATTTGAGGCTGAATTTGATACAGATATAAGTCAAATACTGGAAGTAGAATATTTTAATTGTTGTAAATGTGGTTCAGAATTTGATGATATTAAAGAAATAGCTGATTGGGAGGAAGATTAATGAAAGAAATTAATATAACAAAGCATGCTCTAATGAGATATGCTTCAAGAGTTCACAAGGCTAACATTATAAGTGATAGAACTTGGGATATCTGGAAAAAAGTAAATGAAGAGAAAATAGAAGTTTTAGAAGCAAGTTTAAAAGAAGAGTTTAAGGAAGCTAGATATATTAATACAGCAGCATATGAAGCTAATAAAAAAGCAGAATTTTATATAAATGAACAATTATTAATGACTTATGTAGTTGTTGGAGATAATTTAGTGACTTGCTATGCAATAGATTATGGATTAGATGATGAAGGAAATAGATCAATGCTTAAAGTTTTACTTGAAAATCTAAAAAGAGCAGAGATTGAAGAGAATAATTTTGAAGACAAGTATTTTGAAAGAAAAGCAGAAATTAATAATAGTTTAGCAGTTGCTAATGCTGAAATAGCTGAATTGAATAAGAAGATAGAAAAAATAAAAGGAAATAAAGCATTATTGGAGCAGGAATTAGCTAATATAGGACTAGAATATGAAGATATCAAGATAGTTATAGATGTAGCTAAGGAAAAGATTGTAAGAAGTAAAATGGCATTATAAGAGGAAAATATGGAGAGTAAAGAAGTATTAGAACTAATTCATAAGGCTAAATCTGGAGATAATGAAGCTACTGAAACTCTTATTGAAAAGTATTTGAATGCGGTTAGAAAAATAAACAACAAATGGGGTGGAACTGATGATGGATTTCAAGAAGGAATACTTGGAATCTATCAAGCAATTAAAACTTATGATGAAAGCTATAATACAAAGTTTATGACACATCTATATTTTTATGTTGAGGCTAAAATAAGAAAATATATAGATAAAGAAAGGTATAGAGTACCTCAATATATTATAGAGAGTATTAAAAAGGGTAAACAAGAACGGGTATATTTTTCAGGAATTGAAAATCTTGAAATTGAAGATGAAAATATAAAAATGGATAACTTAGAAAATAAAGTACTTATAGAAAATTTACTAAGTTGTTGTACAAAGAAAGAAAGACAAATATTGGATCTCTTATTTTTTAAAGGTTATTCAGGGGAGGAGATAGCTAAAAAACTTGGAATGTCAAGGCAATGGGTTCATAGTATGAAACATAGAGCATTTGAAAAAATAAGAAACAAAGGAAAGGGATAAAAAATGGCTAATAATAGAAGTAATATCATTATAAATAAAGTAAATGGTAGTAGTAATACTATTATAAGTAATTTAAACATAAATATCTTTAGTAATGATAATGATAAAAAGAAGTAATATTAAAACTAATTTAATCTTTAACAAATAAAAATCCTAGAAATTTCTAGGATTTTTTTGTATAATTAATTTAAAAGATTGAGGGGTGATTTTATGGCATTATACTATGCAGTAGTTATAATATTAATTTTTTATCTTATTAGAAAAATGTATAGGAAAAGAAAAATTGAAAATTTAAAAAATTCAGTTACTCAAAACTTTAAGCAAAATTTTCAAAGCGAATTGGATAGATTGGGAGTAGATGATGAATTTAGAAAAAAACATAGTGAAAGTCTAAAAAAAATAGATTATGAATATAATGGAGTATCATTTTTAGAAGAAATGAGAAATAATTCTTTAAATTCATTTTTAGCAACAGTAGAAAGAATTAAAAAAAATATAGAGAAAGGGAAAATAGTACCAACGAATAAAGGTAGGTTACTCAATTTTATCAATACTACTATTCCACTTAAAAAAGAAATTAAAGATATTGTGAATGAATTAAATAGAAATGATTTAATTTCATTAGATCAACTTGAAATAATAGTAGAGAATTTTAAAAAATATAATAGAATCTTTTGGGAAGGAGAAGTAAATGAATCTTATAAGTCTTCTTATAAAGATTATGAGCTTGGTTTAATAACTAAAGAGGAACTTGAAAAAAGGAGAAGATACTATTTTGGAGATGAAGAAAATTAATAGGATAAAAGGGCAGGTTAGCTTGTCCTTTTTTGTTTTTATAAAAATTTTTCTTGACAAATAATAATTAAAGTTTTATAATTGGCTATCTAAATTGGATATCCAAATCTGATACCCAAAAATAAAAAAGAAAGAGAGGTGATAATAATGGAAAAAAAAGATAATCAGTTTAGAGTCAGATTAAGTCAAGAAGAAAACAATTTACTTGATTTATGTGCTAGAGAAACAATGTTAAAAAAATCTGATATAATTAGGCTAGGAATTAAAAATATAGCTGAAAAAGGAAAAAATGAAAAATATTTAGAGAAAATTAAAACTCTAAAATCTCTTTATGAAGAATGGAAAGTTTTAAAAGATGTTATTGCTAATATAGCTATACAAAATGATCCATATTTTTCTCTATATAATCCTCCAACAAAGGGACTCAAAATCGCACAGATTCAAAGGCAATTAAATTCTATTGAAGCTCAAGTAAAAGAACTATTATCAACTTCTGAGAATATGTTTGATAAAAAATCATCTGAAATAGATGAGCATATTATAGCAATGGAAGAGGAAATATTTGTGGCATATATCCATATATTAATTGAAAAAGACAAAAGAATGCCTCAAGAAAATCTGAAACCAAAAATAGAGGATTTTAAAAAACTAGCTGTAAAAAAAGTTTTTCTGATAGATGAAATTAAAAAATTCCTTTAAAAAATAGAGATTGCATCCCCAGAGAAAGTTACACCCCCTATATTTAAAGAAGTTTCCTACTTATGAGATATATTATAACATATTAGGAAATTTCAACCAATTAATTTGGAAAGGAGTAATAGAATTTAATTATTATCTTCTAATTTAAATATAAAAGGAGTTCATAATGAGCTCCTTTTATATTGTCAATTAAAAGAAAATATGTTAATATAATTAAGAAAAATATTACTAGGAGGAGAGAAAATGGCTAAGAAATATATAAGTGTGGCTCAAGCATCAAATAGACTAAATGTTTCTATTAGTACAATATATAACTATTGTAGAACTGGGACATTAGGATATAGATGCATAAAAACTTCAAAAAGGTACACATGGCAGATTGATTTGGAAAGTTTAGAGCTATTAGAAAAAGAAAGCACATATAAAAGTTCTCTCCAAATAAAAAAAGATTTACAATATAGTCTATTCTAAAAGAGTTCAAATACTCTTTTTTTTATGTTCGAAATAATAGTAACTTTAGTAGATTTTTATTAAAAAATACCACTAGTCAAAATTGAATTAAATATAGATAAATTTATAATTTTGATAGTAATAAAAATTCTAAAAAAAATTCTGAAAAAGTTTATTTTTTTTGATAAAATACTTGCAAAAATCAAAATATTATGATATAATAAATACATAAGGAGGTGAAAAGATGAGTAAAAAGCAGAAAAAGCCAAAGAAAGGAGGGAATAAAAAAGAGTTAATTGAACTAATTACAGCAATAATAGAGTTAATCATAGCAGTCCTAACGCTGATAATTCTATTAGTAGATTATTTCAACTAACTCAAATATCAAGGAACTGGAGTAATCCAGTTTCTTGATTAAATTATAACAAATTTTACTCAAATATACAATGACTAATACAATTTTAATAATAATTATAATGATTTTAAATTTTACAAGAAAAAATTACAGTAATAATAACTATATAAAAATATTCATTATTTTTTTATGTCTTATTGTTATTGTAAGGTGTATAAAAAAACTTACTGATTTTTTTAGAAAGAGAGGTTAATATGGCATCAGGCGGGGCAAGAGAAGGAGCTGGGAGAAAAAAGTTAGATATAAGTAAAAAGAAACTTAATAAAACTTTTAGAATTGATCCCCAGCTTTTTAAAGAAATAGAGTCAAAATATCCAAATGAAAAATTGACAAATATAATAGAAAAGGCATTAATTGAATACTTAAAGAAAAATTAAATAACTATTAAAAAGCACATCAAATGGTGTGCTTTTTTTATTTTTACAATTTTTATAATCTTTGCAAATATTACAACATTTATTTTTTGGAGAAGTTATAACAAGTATGGAAAGTAAAAAAGTTAAAAGGAGTAATAGAGATGCCTAGAATAAAGCCACCTTTTGCATATTTTGGCAGTAAGGGAAGATTTTATAAAGAAATAAAAGAAATATTTGAAGAAAATTATAAAGAAAATTTTATTGACTTATTTGCTGGAGCAATGGAGATTCCATTGTCATTTAAAAATGAATTTAATAAATTGAAAGTGTTAGCAAATGTAAAAGATGACAAAATTGAATGTTTATTAAAAGAAGATGCTTTGAAAGTATATAAAAAGGGACTTGAATACATTAATCATGATTTAGAAGTAAATGCTAGAGATGTATATACTGATGAGAGAGCTAAATTTGATGAAGAAAATAGGAAGTTTAAAAATATTTTTTCAGAGTGTTGTCCATGCTGTGGGAAAAGAATAAGAAATAAAAAAGAACATGAAGTTTTTAGTGAAGATGAAAAAATGGTTCTTAAAATTTTAATGGGGTTTGGTGGTTGCAGTACAAGTTTATCAAATGCTTTTTACTCTCCACAAAAATTACAAAATTTAGAAAGTTATATGAAAGCATTAAAAAGTATCAAAATCACTAATAATTTATTTGATGAGAATTGGGAGTTTGAAAATAGTTTTATATTCTTAGACCCTCCATATATTCAAAAAATAAACAAAGAGGAAGAACAATTTATTGGATATAACTATGCTACTGATAAAGGTATTAATTGGGCAGTTAAAGATGACAATAGGTTGATTGAATTTATAAAAAGAAATCAAAATAAAAATAATGTATTTCTTGTATTTGGGAGTGTAAATAATAATTTATCAAGGTTATTAAAAAATAATTTTGAATGTGAATTTATTATAAAAGAGTATAAAAGGGTAACATTTGGAAAATTAGCAGATAAAGCTGAATATTTTTGCTTAATAAAATAAAAATATGGAGGTGTCTTTATGAAGTTAGAGCTCATACAGGCTAAAAGAATGTATGCAGATAATAAAAGTATTGATGAAATAGCTAGTGCTTTAAATAAGAGTAAAGGCACTGTTTACAGATGGCTAAAGGAACACAAAGAGGAATTTGAAGTGGCTAGAAAACTGAAAGAATTATCAGCTGATGATATGGGAGAAATTCTGGATGAAGCACATAAAAAAATGCTTTTAAAGATTATTGAAAATCCTGAAACATTAGTTGATCCCAAAGTTGCTGATTCTTTAATAAAAATTGCCAATGTTTTGGAAAAAATGGATAAAAGAAGAGAACAAGAGAAAAAGGCTAATAAAAAAGAAGAAGATGGAGGAGTTGTATTTATAGATGACATCAAAGATGAAAAAGATAAGTGACATATTCCTACCTCAATTCTATAAATTATATAGAGCTTGGCAACAAGGGAATTATACAAGGTATGCCTGTAAAGGTGGAAGAGGGTCAGCCAAGTCAACACATATTGCTGAAATTTTAGTTCTTTCAATAATGAGAGATCCAGTCAATGCAGTGGTACTTAGAAAAGTAGGAGAAACTTTAAAAAATAGTGTATATGACCAAATTAAATGGGCTATCAATGAACTAGGAGTTGAAGAATATTTTGTTTTTAAAGTATCGCCTATGGAAATAATATATACTCCAAGGGGTAATAAATTTATGTTTTTTGGAGTAGATAAACCTGAAAAAAGAAAATCTTTTAAAACAGCTGATTTTCCAACTGCATATTATTGGGTTGAAGAAGCTGCTGAATTTACAACAGAAGATGAAATAGATATAGTTATAAAATCAATTCTAAGAGGTAAATTACCAGTTGGATTAAAGTATAAAGGGTTCCTATCATATAATCCACCTGAGAGAAAACATCATTGGATAAATAAGAAATATGACATTGTAGATAATAATACAAGTGCTTATGTACATCATTCTTATTATTATAATAATCCTTATTTATCTGAGGAATTTTTAATAGAAGCTGAGGAAATGAAGAAAAATGATTCAGTTAGATATAGAAATGTTTATTTAGGAGAAGTTATAGGAAGTGGAATAGTACCATTTCCAAGACTAAAAATTGAAAAAATCTCTGATTCTTTTATCAAGACATTAGATACATTTAGAAATGGTATTGACTGGGGATATGCAACAGATCCCGTGGCATTTGTCAGATGGGGTTATGATAGAACAAGGCAAAGAATTTATGCAATAAGCGAATATTATGGAGTTCAAAAATCAAATAAAGAATTAGCAAAAGCAATTAAAAAGATGATTCCAAGAAATGAAATAGTAATTTGTGATAGCTCTGAACCAAAGTCAGTTGCCGAATTAAGAAGCTATAGCATAAGAGCATACAGTGCTAAGAAGGGAAAAGGTAGTGTTGAAAGTGGAGAAAAATGGTTAGCTGAAAATGAAATATATATAGATCCAGCTAGAACACCAAATATTGCAAGAGAATTTCAAGTAGCTGACTATGATATTGACAGATATGGAGAAACAATACCAAGACTTGTTGATAAAGATAATCATACTATAGATGCTACTCGTTATGCTTTTGAAAGTGATTTGAAAAAGAGAAGAAATTCACAAAATAAAAAATTAGTTCGACCAAAAGGAATTTAATATAAAAAATATCGTTCAATAGGCTTTCAAAAAACATTTTAAATAAATTTAGGTATAAATTATTAAATGAAAGTTGAAAGGCTTTTAAATGGATTTTAAAGGGGTAAAAATGGGAGCAATGTATGAAGGCTATAAAAAGCTAAAAAGCAGTGAAATATATAAGAACTTTGAAAGAAATAAAAAGCTGTTTGATGGTAAGTCTTCAGAAGTTTTTTATAACTCAGTTCTTAGCAGAGTAAAACTTGAATATATGGGAGTAATTGATAGCAATAACAAATATTATGAGTTTGTAAGAGAAGGAAATACTATTGTAAGAAGAGAAAAGTCATTTAAAGATCTTATTGTTGGTAATAATATACTAGGCTCAATTACTAAGTTATATGCTGAACTTGCTTCTAATAGTGAACCAACTATAAATTTAGAAGAAGAGAAAAAGAATATATTAGAAAAAATTGATTTACAAGATAAGACATCAGAAGCAGTAGCAATTCAAAGCTATGGAGGAAAACTTTTATTAAAAGGCTTTATAGTTGATAATAGTCTATATTTAGATATAATTGCACCTCATCAATATTTTGTAGTTCCTAGTATTTTAAGTGAGGAAATTATAGAAAAATATGTAATTTTTACTGAAGAAAAAAGAACTTTAAAAGCTGAAATATATAGTGAGGGCTGTACGGAATATAGAATGTACAAAATATCAGGTCAAAATTTTGAGGAAATAGACTATGAAGTTGACTTAACTCAATATGGAGCAACAAAAGATGGTAAAGGCTGGAAAAAAGTATATAAAGGCTGGCAAGTCGTAGAGGTTCATAATCTATTCAAAAGAAGTGATTATGTTGAAGATTTAGTTATTTTAAATAGAGAACTTGTGGTTGGAGATACTTTAACAAGTCAGGCATTTGATAAAGTTGCAAATCCTTTACTTCAAGTTCCAGAGGGAGCTTTAGAATATGATGAAGAGGGGAATTTAACTGTAAAAATAAATGATAGGGTCATAATAGTAGATCCTGAGGACAAGGATCTGAAACAAGTTGAATTAAAGACCAAGACTGAGGAATGGAAGACACACAGAACTGGAATTGTTGAACAAATATATATAGCAACTGGAACAAATGAACAGGCATTTGGGCTTAATAAAAATGGAACAGCGACATCAGGGGAAGCAAAAAGAAGAGATTTAGAAAGAATTATATCAACTGTTATAACTAAAAGGGATAGAGTATTTGCAGGTTTTGAAAAAATAATTAAATGGGGATATTCAATAATTCATAATAGTGAATTAGATATAACAATAAGTGGTAAAGATATTCTAAGTCTTGGAGTAGGAGAAAAAATAATAATAGCAGTACAAGGGATAACATCAGGAATTTTAAGTATAGAAAGTGCAATTAAATATGTAAATGTTGCTGATGTTGATATTACTGAAGAAATAAAAAGATTAAAAAATGACTTAGCATATAAAACTAAATTAATAGAAGCATTACAGACTTTATCTCAACTGGATACAGAAGAAAGAGTTGCGGGTCTCATAAAAAAACAAGCTGATGAATTGATGGAGGAGTTAGGTTTAAATGAATAAGAAAAAAAACCTTTTCCCACACAGTGCTGAGAATACTTTACGAAGAGTGTTCAATCTAAATTCAAAGATAATTTTAAAAAAAATGAAAAAATCAACAATGGAAGATTTTTCAGATGTTGATTTTGATAATAAAGAAAAAAAGAAAATTATTGAAGATTTAAAAAATGTAGCTATTGCAACTAATAGAGAAGTTTTTAAAAGTTGGAGAACTTTGACAGATGACGAATTAAAACAAACAGATTTAAAAGGTGCAAAATATTGGATTAGGGAGAACTATCTAAGGGTACAGAATATAAAAGAAACTTTTAAGGATCAGTTAGGTAAAACAAGAGAAAAAGAAATACAAAATTTGTTAAAAACTTTTGACAGTACAATTAATTTTAGATTTGAAAAACTAAAAAATGGGAACATTTCAAATACTGATATTAATAAACTTATAAGTCAATTAAATGCTAATTATGCACCAAACAAAGAAATGAAAGCATTAATTGATCAGTTACAAAGTAAAAAAAGTCTAGGAGCTACTGATATTGATAAGCTACAAAAATGGGCTAATAGAAGGAATGAACTTTGGGCAAGAAATGAAGCTGGTAACTTATATGCTAATCAACTTCGAGATTTATGGATTGAAAATGGCATAGAAAAATATATCTGGAGAACAATGGAAGATAATCATGTAAGAATGGAACATGTTGAAAAGGATGGAAAAATTTTTGGAGTAGATGAAGATATTTTACCAGGACAAGAGTTTGGGTGTAGATGTTGGGCTGAACCAGTAAAACAGGGAGGAAATAAGGAATGATAGAAAACGAACAAGAAGTAATTGAGTATTTAAAGAAAGAGGAAAATAAGGATTTTTTAAGCAAGAATGGTTTTAGTAAAGTTGAAACTAAGGTTGAAACAAAAGAAGTAAAAGTTCCACTTACTGAAGATGAAGTAAAAGCATTTGTAGAAGGAAACAAAGAACTAAAATCTAAATTATCTGAAGAAATGGTGAAAGGCTATTTAAAAGAAAAATTAGGTATGGATATTAATGATGAAACTTTAAAACAAGGCTTAGTTTTAGGTGGAACAGTAGAAAATATCAAGAAATTAGCAGTTGGAAAAATTTTATCAGGAGTTAAATATGGGGATTTATTAATGTCAAAAATAGATTTTACAAAAATTGACTTTAAAGATGATAAAATTGAAGGTTTAGATGAGCAACTTACAAAACTTCAAGAAACATATAAAGATTTATTTAATCCAGGAGTACCAGGAGGTCAAACAACTCCACCAGGATTACCAAAGATAGCTCCTACAACAGAGCTTGAAAAAATAAATCAAGAAATTGAAGAATTAAGTAAGAAACCTTCACAACAAAACAGAGCAAAAATAATGGTTTTAATAAGTAAAAAAGAAGAATTAGAAAAAAAATAGGAGGAACAAACAATGCCAGATATTATAACAATTGAAAGAATCGTAGGGAAAAAGGAAGATCTAACACCAGCTTTAGCTTATACAAATGCTAATAAAGCACCTTTGTATATTAATTTGGTGAACTTAGGAAACGTTAATCCAACAACACAAGCGAAAACTTCTTGGGTTGACTACTCATCAGAAGGGACACAAACAGCTATAAAAACAAAAGTAACAGCAGCTACAGCAACATCATTTATTGTTGAAGATGCCTCAATATTTACTGCTGGATGCTTAGCAGCAATAGGAGATGAGGTTGTACAAGTTACATCAATATCAGGGGATACTTTAACAGTAACAAGAGCACAGCTTGGAACAACAGCAGGAGCAACTTATGAAATTGGTGAGGAAGTATTCTTTATAAATGATAATTTAGTAGAAGGTGCAGATTTACAAGGTGCTAATTATAAAGCAGGTGTAAACTATGACAATAATACACAAATTATAAGAGAAGAAATTTCTTTATCAGGAACTGCAACAGCAATAACTCTACCTTCAGGTGGTGGAACAGATGCTTATACATTTGAACAAATAAGAAAAATGGATAAGGTAGTTGGAAAAATAGAAAAAGCAATAATTTCAGGAAAGAAATTTGAAAATGGTCAAAAAAGAGGAATGGACGGAGTTAGAAGTTTCTTAGCAAAAGGACAAGTAGTTGATGCTTCAAACAATGAAATTTCATTAGAAATCATAGGGAATGCCTTAAAGAAAATTTTTAATGCTGGTGGAGATCTATCAGGTGGAAACTATGCTTTATATGTTCCAGGAGTGCAAAAGATGAAAATATCAAAATTACTAAAAGATTATATTAATTCAAATCCTGAAAATACTACATTAGGGGCTGTTGCAACTCATGTGGCTACTGACTTTGGAACATTACCAATAATAATTTCAAACAACCTTCGTTCAACTGAAATCTTAATTTTAAATCATGATGATATAACATTAAGACCATTACAAGGTAGAGATTTATTTCATGAGTATATGGGGAAAAGAGGAGACTCTACACAGGGTTTAATACTTTCTGAATTAACTATTGAAGTTAGAAATATCCATACAATGGGAATGATAACAGGGTTAAAAAAATAATAAAAGGACAATGTCCCTGACAATGAGGTCAGGGATATTCCCAAAAGGGAGGAATAATGAAATTAAAACATAAAACATTTGATAAAGTGTCAGTATATTGCAATGGAGAAGTGTATAACTTTGTTAATGGAGAAATTGAAGTAGATGAAGCAATAGCAAAAGAATTATTAAAAAATCCAGCTATTGAAGAAATAAAAGAAGTGCAAGAAGAAAAAACTAGAAATATTGAAGAACAAAATCAAGAAAATGTTGAAGAACATGATGAAAAGAAAAAAGGAAGTAAAAAATGATAGGCTATGTTGAACTTGAAGAAGCTAAAAAGTTTTTAGAAGTTAGATATTCAAATATTAATGAAGAAAATCTAAAAAGAGCTTTGTATCAAGCATTTGACAAAATTGAAAATATTGGTGCTAGGGAAGGATATAAAACAGAAAAGAATTTTCCAAGAAAAAAGGATAAACCAAGAGTTTTAGAGCTTATAAAAAGGGCACAAATATTAGAAGCCTATGCAATTATGTCAGGTGGGAATGAGGATATAAAAAGGCTTGGGAAAGGGATAACAAGTAAGTCTATAAGTGATATGTCTGTGAGTTATGACAGAAGTCAAAAAATTGGAGATATAACATTTGCTTCTGTAGAGGCTGCAAGGATAATGAAAAGATTTTCAAGGAGAAGTTTTTAATGCAAGATATAGATAATGGTTATAAGAAAATTAAAGAAGAGTTAGAAAAATTAGAGAAATTAAAACTAATTATCTATATTGATGATAAAGCAACATATCCTGGTGGAATTAAGGTAGATTTTATAGCAATGCTTATGGAATATGGAAGTGATGATTTTGATGTACCTTTTCCAGCTCGTCCATTTTTTCGTTCAACTTTTGATGCACACTATGATGATATTTCAAATCTTATGGAAAGATGTATAGATAAAATTGCAGATGGAAAAATGACAGCACATAAGGCTTTTGAAACTGTTGGAAAAGATGTAGTAAAAAAAGTTAGAGAAATGATATTAAATGGGACTTATGCAGCACTTGCTGAAAGTACAGTGAAAGCTAAGGGAAGTGACAAACCTCTTTATGATACTGGAGCTCTTGTAAGAAGTGTTAAGTATAAGATTGAATAGGAGCAATTATGGAATTTACCTTAGATGAATTTGCTGGTGAAGAATTAAAAGCTTATGAAGTAACTAGAAAAATAACTGGTGATATTGATAATCCAAAAGGAAAAGATTATAAATTTAATGCTGCAATGCTTATATGTAAAAAAACTTTAAGAGGTTATAATCCAAATTCACAAGATGGTGGAAGAATTATAGGTGATTTAAGTGGAAAAACACTAAAAATTGTGGGATTAAAACTAGATGATGTTATTGAAATTGAAGGATATAAATATAAAGTAACTGAAATATTACCAAGAATTTATGCCGATTTTGTGGAATTTTCATTGGAGTTGATGAGGAATGGACAATAGAGAACTTGAAGTATTCTTATTGAAAGAAATGAAAAAGATAAATGATAAGTTCCAGATAAAACCATTTGTTGATTTTAAACATGATAGAAAAATAACTTTACCTCGTATAGTTTCAAGAACTCTCAGTAACAAAACTATAAATAAATTTGAAGATAGAGAAGAAGCGAAAAAAGGGATTTTCAAACAATATGAAGTTCATCAACATGTTATAAGTTTTTCCTTTACTTTATCTGAAAATGAAAGTTTTGAAGAGGTAAGAAAAATAAAAGAAAAGTTTGAACACAAAATAGGCTTTGATTGGCTTATAGCAAGAAGTGGGAAAAGTATAGTTATAGAAGAAATTACAGCAACAGTAGATTTGTCAGAATTAACTAAGGATAGTTACACAGAAAGATATAGCTTTGATATGTATATTAATACTCTTGAAGAAAATATCGCTGGAATAGAATATATTGAAAAAGTTGAAATAGACATAAAAGCAAAATAAGGAGGAAAGAATGTCAACAATAGTAGGAACTGAAAAGAAAATAGTCTTTTTAAATGTTCATAAACCTGCACCAGTTGCTCAAGCAACAGTCAATGTTGTAGGAGTATTTTCGGTAAAAAAAGCAATTATTGAACAAAAAATAAATAAAATTGAAGATGTTACTGGATTAACTTCTGATGATGATGTATATAAAATACTTCAAGCAGTTTTTAATGCAGGAGCACAAGAAGTATTAGTTTATGGTAAAGAAGTTCAAGGTAGTAAGTATAAAGAGTTTTTTGATGAAGTAAAAAATGACTGGTTTGGAACAGTTGTAGATACAACAGATATTGTAGAAATTGCTAAAATTTCAAAAGAAATTGGTGCAAGAAGAAAAATGCTATTTGCAGAAGTTTCAAAAGATGAAAATGTAATGAATATTGATAATAAAGTGAAATCAATTGGAGAAGACACAACAGCTTTATTTTTTAGCAAAAATGATGAAACAGTTGCAGGAGCTGTTGCAGGCTATGCAATATCAAAATTCCCTGGTTCAACTCTAATAGCAAATAAATTAATAAATGGAACAATAGATAGTGGTATGGTTGGGGCAGAGCAAAGCAAATTAGATACTTTAAATTGTAATTATATTGCTTCAATGAAAGGTCAGTTGGGGCTTGTAAATGGAGTAACTATTAATGGTAATAGTATAGATTTCGAGCACTGTGCAAAAGCTCTTCAATTTAGATTAGAAGAAGATATAACTTTATGGCTTAAAGCTACACCAAAACCAACATTTTATGATATGAGTCCATTGAAAGATGTTATTTTAAAAAGAACTAGACAATTTGAAACTATGGGTGCATTAGCAGAAGGAAAAACTACTGTTACAATGATCCCTGTTGAAGATATCCCACAAAACGATATTTTAAAGGGAATTTTAACTGGAGTAAAGGTTAATTGTTACTATACTTATGGAATTAAAGAAGTTAGAATAGATCTTTATTTTGCAGTATAGAAGGGAGGTAAAAAATGCCAAAAAATCATTATAACTATAATCCAAATAAAGTAGATTTAATTATAGATGGGATTAGAATGTATGACTTTGGAGAAGATGTAAAATTTACAGTTGCTTATGAGGAAGATTTTAGAGAGGTTATAACTGGAGTAGATGGAGATTCAACTACAGTAGAACATAATAATAGAAATGCTTTAATCACTTTAAAGGTCTTAGCTGCAAGTCCATTGAATGTTACTCTTAAGAGACTTGCTTCAAGTGCAAAAGAATTTGGAGTTTTAGTTGTGGATGGAAATTTCAATGGAGACATTGGATCAAATGCTTCAAAGGCACATTTTGTAAAAATAGCTGATTTTAATGCTGAAAAAGCACCAAAGGCAAGGGAATGGCAAATAAGAGTTATTGATTTAAAAGAAACAAATGACTTATTGAAATAGGAGTGAATGATGAAAAAAGAAGAATTAATGGTAAATAATAAAAAAATAATTTTAATGGAGCAACCTTCACAATATATTCTTGAGCTTGAAAAAAGATTTTCAGATAATGATTTAGTAGGGTATTGTGAAGAAATTTTGAAATATCCAGCAGATACTAATCCAAAACTTGAAGAATTATTGAACATTCCTGATGCAATAAAATATGGAGATTTAGAACTATCTTTAAAAAAAGAAAATGGTGAAAAAGATCTATATCTAGCACAAGAAATATTAATATCTGTTGGACAAAATAAACATAATCCTGCCTATGTTGCAGAGTTCTTTTTAAAAAGATTAAAAAAAGATGTTAATGATTACAAATACCATGAGCTTGTAAAAATGGGAGAAGAAGTTTTTAAGCAAGTAGGTGAATTACTTTATTTAGTACAAATCAGGGAAACATTTCGTAGAATGTAATGATATTAAATATAATGCTGAAAGCATAGAATATATGATCACTTGTATAAGTGGATATACTAAAAATTTTAAAGATACTGAAAATTATACTGTTAGAGAATTACAAAGGTATTTTGATAGACTTATAAGGTATGTGGAGGAAATAAAAGATGGCAATTAGAACTTTAAGTATAAACATAATGAGCTACTTAAAAGGACAAGGATTCCAAGCTGTAAATAATCAAATAAATGGCTTAAAGTCTAGTTTGTCATCTTTAAAATCTGTAGCAAGTAATGGTTTGTTTCAAATGGCTGCAGGATATTTTGCAATATCAAGTTTAGTAGGACAATATAACAAAGCTATTGAAGCTAGTAATTTACAATTAGAAAATGAAACAAAATTATATGCAACTTTAAGAGCACAAAATTTTAGAGATGAACAAATTCAAGGTCTAAAAGATTATGCTTCTGAACTTCAAGGAGTAGGAGTAGTTGGAGATGAGGTATCATTAGCTGGAATAAGACAATTAGCAACATTTAAATTGAATGAAGAAAGCATAAGAGAGTTATTACCACAAGTTCAAAATTTAATGGTTGCTGAAAAAGGTTTAAAAGCAACTTCTATGGATGCAGAAAAATGGAGTAAATCTTTAGGGATAGCAGTTACAAGTGGTCAAGTTAGAGCATTAAAACAAGCTGGGATTGTACTAGATGAACATACTCAAAAAGTCTTTGAGAATGCTACTCAGCAAGAAAGAATAGCCATATTAGCAAAAGAGATAAAAGAAAGAGTAGGAGAACAAAATGCTGAGTTTTTAAAAACTCCTGAAGGAAAAATAGTTTCAGCTCAAAATCGAATTGGAGATATCTATGAATATCTTGGAGGACTTGTAAGAGATACAAGAGCTGACTTTTGGAGCATGATTGCTGACAATGCTGAATGGATCCAAGATTTTTTGGGAGGACTTGTAAAAGCAGGAGCAGGGGCATTTAATACTATTACTAGAACAATAGGAGGAATATTTAATGTTCTTAAAGCATTGCCACCAGAGGCAAGAAATACTATTAAATTAATAACTGGATTCTTATTATTAAAACAATTTCCAGTTATAAGTGGTTTCTTAATTATTGAAGATATATTTGCAGCATTTCTTGGGAAAGAAAGTTTTACAGAAGATGCAATAAATGCAATTCTTAAATTTACTGGAACTGATTATAGATTTGAAGATTTAAGAAAAGGTATTGCTGACTTCTGGGATTTACTAATAAATAAGTCTGATTCAGGAATAGAAAAAATTACTCTAACAACTAAGGTATTATCAGATCTACTTGATTTATTGAAATCAGGAGCTGGAATGTTACAAATGATCTGGGGTGTTACTGGTGGAGTAGTTATAGATTTGGTTGGGAACACTTTTAAAGCGTTTGAAGGAGATTTTCAAGGCATGAATTGGAATAATGTAACGTCTAACATTAGTTCAGGATGGGATAAGGTATATGGAGCAGGACAAAATTGGAATAAAACAGATGATATGTATCAAAAATATGTCCTTGATGAAGCAATGAAGCAACAACAGAAAGAGTTTGAAACAATGAAATATGTTCAAAAAAATCAAGGAAATATCGCTTTTCCAGTAGAAAAGAGAATAGTAATTCCAGGTTCAGCACCTATTACCCCTTTATCAACTTATGGATTTTCTTATGAAAACAAAACAGGAACTAATTATGAAGTTTCTAATAGAAATAGAGAAATACAGCAACTTTTAGATGGTAAAAATAAAGAAATTACAAAAGCTGAAGCTTATTATGCACCGAGATTACCTGATAAAAAAATAGCTCAAGATACTAAACAAAAAGTGGAAAAATCTATAGTAAAAAAAGAAAATAAAAAATTTGAATATGTAAATAATTCAAAATATGAAATAAAAGTTACAGGAGAAGTCCAAAATGATGTTGCTAAAAAGATTGAAGGTGTTGTAAGAAGAATTCAGGAAGAAGAGAAGCAAAGACTAAGAGCAGAAATTGGAGGTAACTACACTCAAGCAGGTGGTTTAGAATGAGTTTATTTAATAAGTTAATGCAAATGATTGGAGATTATTTTAATAAGGGAAAAGAAAAATCAAAACTTGGGGATGTAGAGCTTAATATTATTTCAGAAAAATCAAGAACCATGTCAGCAACTGTTACAAATAGAAGAGTTGAAAAAGGATTTAATATTGCTGATACAGTCAGAAAAGAAGCAATGCTTATAAATATAACTGTTGTAGACAATTCTAATCAAAAAGAATTTAATAGAAAAAGTTTAGAACAAATGCTTGAAGCAGGAGAACCTGTACTTTTCTATTATGCTGGCAGAGATAAATATGAAAATATTGTAATTGAAAGTATAGAAGAAATAGAAGATTACACAAAGAAAGATTGTTTTACTTATTATATAGTTTTAAGACAAATAACAGTTGCAGAAATTAAGTCAACTGATGTAAAAACAGACTATAAAAAAGCTAAAAGTACTGGTGGGAAAAAGAGAAGAACTACTGCAAAAGTAAAAGGTGCAACTAATACTGAAAAGGCAAAAATAGAAGCAAAAGTAAAAGAAAAAGAAAGAGGAAAATCATCAGCTAAACAATTAGGGGGATTAATATGATAAAGGCATTAGAAATAGATGTTGAAGGAATAGAACAAAATGGAATAATAGCTGATATTGGAAGTAATTTAAAATTAGATTTAATTTATAACAATGTAGACAGCTATATTTATGTATCTATATTAGACTCTGATGAAAACAGAATAACTGGTTTTTTTAGATTAGTTCCTGATATAAATTTTTTGTCTCTTGTAAGAATTGAGAAATTACATCAGTTAAGATGTATAAAAATAAATGATTTCGCTGAAGAAAAAGATAAGATAACTCCTCAAAATCTTAACAAAGATTACAAATTTTTTCTGATAGGTGATGATAATGGCTAAATTATGGAAACAAGTGAGGGTAGTAACTGTTGGAGAGTTAGTATTTGATTATGAAGACATTGACGTAGAATTTGATGTTAAATGTACTGATGATAATAAAAGTGACACAGCTACTATTAAAATATATAACTTATCTGAAACTACAAAAAATAAACTCCAGGCAAATCAAATAGTTAATATTGATGCAGGTTATAGAGAATTACATCAAAGTATATTTGGAGGTTTAGTTGAAAGTATAAGAACATATAGAGATGGAAATGATTTAGTAACTGTTATTGTTGCAAGTCCTAATAACCGTGCTTATACAAATACAGCTGTAAATGTACAGTTTAAAGCAGGAATTAAAGCAAGTGAAGTACTGAAACAATTGGAAAAAAGTATTCCCTTTAAAATAGATGTTAAGGAATTAGCAAAAGATACTGTTTATCCAAATGGGAAAGTATTTTCTAATAGACTTTCTAATGTTGTTTCTATTTTAGCAAAAGATACTGGAACAATTGCAAGGTTTAATGACACAACTATTGAATTTAAAGTTCCAGGAAAAGCATATAGTACTACTTTAAAACTGGGAAGTGAGCAAGGTTTAGTTAGAGTTGAAAAGCAGGAAGAAAAAGCCGAAGTAAAAAAAGATAAGAAGGAAAATAAGAAAAAACAAGAAAAACAAAAGTATACAATAGAAGCATTTCTGGTCCCACTTGTAAAAATAGGACAAAAGCTACAAATAGAATCATCAGTATGGAATGGAGAAGGAATAGTTAAAGAATGCACTTATACGGCTGGAGATGTTGAAACATTTTCAGTAAATGCAATTTTAGAGGTACTTTAATGGAATTAGAAATAATAAAATCAATGATTGAAGACACACAAAATGAAATACACACATCTTTACCTGCAATTATAAAGAGCATTGATCATAGTGCTGGAACTTGTACAGTTGAGATAATACCTCAAAGAGTACTTTGTGGAAAATTAACAAAATATCCAACTTTAATTGATGTAAAACTTGATTTTCTTAAATTTGGAACTTGGAAATTTCAATTCCCACGCAAAGAAGGAGATAAAGTGTGGATAGGATTTTCAGAATCTACTATATCAGAAGATACAAGTTTAGAAAGGTTTAGTCTTAATGAACCATACATTATTGGAAGCTGTGAAGCTGGCTATGAAGATAATTCAGAAGATATTATTTTAACAGGAGCAGGGACAAGAATAGAAATAAAAGGCAGTGGGGACATAAATATAATTGCTGGAAGTAATGAAACTACAATTACAAGCAATGTAACAATAAATGGAGATGTAACAATAAATGGAAATACTACACAGACTGGAACAGTAACGATTAATGGAAGTATAGGAGCAAGTGGAGATGTTACAGGAAAAGGTATAAGTTTAAATGATCATACACATAATTATAATCCTGGCTCTAATCCTCAAACTTCAACAAGTAAAGCACAATAGGGGGAAATTATGGGGACAAGTATAAAATTAAATGATAATTGTGACATAGTTTTTGATGAAAATGGTGTGTGTGAACTTGTTGATGGTGTTGAAGATATTATTCAAGCTATAAGAGTTGAGCTAGAGCAAAATAAAGAACAATGGGTTTTAAATGTATTGTATGGAGTTCCTTATTTGAATAAAGAAAATAAAGGGTTACTTCAGATAAAAAATAATCAATCAAAGATAATTCAAGAACTTATCAAAACCATTTCAAAATATGAAGAAGTGGAAAAAATACAAAGTATTGAATTTGTTGAAAATAGAATAGTAGCAAAAATTAAGATAAAGGGGGAAATATATACATTATGATAACTGAAAAAGGTTTTGAATTACCAACAGTAGAAGAAATTTATCAAAGAAAACTTGCTGACTTTAAGACAGTAAAACCAAATATTAGAGAAACAGATAGTAATGTACTTATTCCTCTTTTAAAGTTTGATGCTGCTGAAGAATATGATAGTTATTTGCAAGGTTTAGCCGTTTATAATAATTTAAATGTTTATACAGCAATTGGAAACTCTTTAAATGCAATAACTTCACATTTAAATATGACTTGGAAAAAACCACAAAAAGCAACTGGTAAGGTAGAAATAGAAGCAGATATAGGAACAATAATACCACAAGCTTGGGGAATTGAAACAGAGTCAAAAGAAAAGTTTATAACATTAAATACTAAAGCAGTTAAAGTAGAAAAAAGCCCAATGCAATTAGAAATAATAGCATTAGAAGCAGGTAAAAATGGCAATGTTTCAGCAGGGCAAATAACTAAACAAACTGAAATTATATCAGGAATTAAGTCAATCAAAAATAAAATAGGAACATTTGGTGGAGCTGATTTAGAAACAGATACTGAATTAAGAGAAAGGTATTTAGAAAGAATAGATAGGAAAACTTCTTTTACTACTGAAGGAATTAAGAACTATATACTTCAAAATACTAATGTCAAAAAGTGTCAGGTATTAGAAAATGACACTGATGATTTTGATGCAGAGGGAAGAGTAGCACATAGCTATGAAGCAATTTGTTTTGGAGATACTGATGAAAATATACTACAAGCCTTATATGAATATAAACTTGCAGGAATTAGAGCAGTGGGAGATATAACAAAACAATTTGAAGAAATAAGTGTGGGTTTTAGTAGAGCAATAGAAAAACAAATCTTTTTAAAAGTAGAAATTACAACTATTAAAGAGGTTTGGAAAGATGAATTTAAAAAAGTAATTAATAAGATATTTATAAATTATTTATCAGAAACAGAGCCTGCTGGAACCATTTATTTATATAAATTAATTGGAGAAATATATAAACATACAAGTGGAATAAAAACATTAAGATTGAAGCTAGGAGACACTAAATACAGTGAGCGGGAAACTGATTATATTTTGTCTAGAAAAGAAGTTGCAATTGGAAATGAAAATAATGTAACAATAGTGGTTACAAGTTGAATTTGGATAGAATCCCGCATATATACCATAGCACAATTTATGTAAAAAGGTTGTTTGAAATTATTTATGAAAAGCATTTGAACATTAGAAAAATGTTTAATGAACTAGCTTTATTTAATGATATAGATAAAAGTAAGGGTTATCTTTTAGACCTCTTAGGAGGGAATTTTAAAGTCTTAAGAAATGGGCTTTCTGATGAAGAATACAGAAGAATACTAAAATTTGAAATATCACTTTTACAATTTTTAGGAAGTCCTGAAGAAATTCAAAGGATTTTATCTGAATATTTTAAGCTAAATAAGGAAGAATTTAGAATAATTGAACTATCAGCTAAAATTCTTATAAGCATTCCAGAAAAATTGAATAAACAAGAAATCTTTAAGGTAGTTAGAAAAATTAAAGCTGCTGGAGTAGGTCTTGAAGTTAAATTTGGAATTTACATAGAAGATTATCTAATTTCTGAGTTACATGAAATGACATTGGAAGAAATTGAAAAAATAACTCTTGCTAGGGAAGAATACTATATTGAGATGTATACTTTAAAAGAATTAGAAGAAATGAAACTTGAAGATATAGAGAAGTTAAAAATTTCAAGGAGGTAAAAATGGCAAAATGGATAGGAGATCCACAAGGTCGGTTAGAAGTTGAAAAAGTAACAGAAGAACTAAAATTACCAGTTTGGAAAGCAAACTATAAAGGTAAGTTCAGAGAATTTTGGAATGAATGTTGGGAAAAAATAGAAGATAGTTTTTTAAAAATAAAAAAGAGTAATGAAGGAAAAGAACCAGCAATAACAACAAAAGAAACTGCTTTTAATAAACCATTTGGAGTTTCTGAAGATACTGTTTTAGAAGGTAATAAATTTACTCAAATGACTGGAAAAGATTATGGTGGAATTTTAAATATTACTGGGCAAAAAGAAGCAGGAAAAGCATACTGGGATAATAACACAAAAAAGCTATATATTTGTAAAAATAATAATAGTGATATATCTCCAAATATCAATAATTATATTCCATTTGACAATGGATCAATTTTAGAGAGATTGGAAATTTTATATAAAATTGAACATAAAACTGATTATGACGTTTTAACATTATTAAACAGAAAAATTGTTACAGGTTCTTTAGAAACATCTGGTATAAATGCTACAAAAATATTAGTAGCTAATGGATTTAGTTTTAAAGATTCTATTGTTATGGCTACAGCTAAAAAAGATAACTGTTCAGTTGCAGTAGAACACAAAGGAGATAATTTGGAGTTTTCTACTTTAGATTCGGCATCTGGTGTTAGAAATGGAATTTGTAAAGTAGATTTCTTTATACTCTTAAATAATTAAAATCTTTAAACTGTACCAATTATTGTAAGCAAAATAGTTTGTGTCCCTGCGGAATATAATTCTATTTTTTTATCTCGAATTATTTGTTCTGGGCCACTATGTAAAACTTGACGCATTAAATGCTCTTGTGTCTGTCCCTTGGTTATAAAACCACTTAAGTTAATAGATATAATTTTTTTAAAATCGGATTTTATAGCTGCCGTTCTAATTCCAACTCCACCAGGGATAAATATAGTTTCTATAACAGTATCGCCAATTTTTATGATTTTGTTTTGTCCATCTACTTGTAAACTGATTAGATTTTCCAATCTATACAGATTCACTTATGATGAAATAAGTATCCTAAATAAAATGAAAGGAGAAATAAAAATGAAAACAATAAATTTCTATAAAGATATAAAAAAAGTATATTCAGTATATGCCAATAGTTTAGATGATGTAAAAAATAATCCTTTAAGTTACTACCCAGAATATAGAGAAAATATGATAATAACAGAAGAAGAATTTCAATATCCTATTCAAGATGAAAACGGTCTTAGAGAAATGAAAAAAGAAGAAAAAATTAAAGCTGGGATAGAGGTAACATTAGAGGAAGGAGAAATTATAAAAAATAAGAAACTTCTAAAAATTGAAAAACCTTCAAAATATCACAAATGGCAGAATAATGAGTGGGTTATAAATTTGGAAGAGGTAAAAAATAGCAAAAGAGAAGAATTGAAAAGTATTAGAATACAAAAACTTTATGAGAATATTACAGTAAATGGAGATACTTTTCAAGTTAGAAAAGATGATTTAGACAATTTTTGGGAAGTTGATTATATCTTAGGTACAGGAGAAGTTGCAGAAACAGATACAAGAAACTGGATACTTGCAGATAATAGTATAAAAAATTTTACATATGCTCAAATAATGAATGTTCTAACAGAGTTTATAAAAAGAAAAGATAAAATATTTGATAAATTTGGTGAGTTATC